TTCACTTCGCTTTTTAATTCTTCTTTAGCTGCTTTAACTGCCTCTAATTCGGCTTTTAAACTTGCTACTTCGTTTAATGATTCGGCTTTCACCGCTTCAAGTTTTTTACCAACTTCAATGTTGATAGCGTCAACTAACGCTTTTTGGTCTTGTGCTTCCATTTTTTAGAAATTTAGATTTTTAATAATTTGATTTACGTCGAATTTTGGTTTTATCGGTTCGCTTGATTTTGCTTCGCTCGGCACTTTTGCAAGTGTGGGCTTATCAAAGGTTTCAGCTACTTCAATTTCTTTTAACACTTGTTTAATCTGCTTTATTTGCAGTTCAAGTGTGTGCATCATATCATCAGATTGAGAGCCGTTTTTAACGGTGTGCATCAACTGATTTAATTTGCTGTCTAATGCTAATGTTATTGATTCTTTGTTGCCGCTCTTAACGCCTAAGAATGGAGTTAAAGAGTTTGCACCGAAGGCAACAGTTGAACCTTCGAAAAGGTTTATTTCTTTTACTAAGTATAAGTACCCGAACTTCTCCGCTTCTTGTGGGTTTACCAGCTTGCTCAATACTTCATTCCACGCAACGGGGCTTTTCTCTGCCTCTATTAAAGAGAGTTGATTGTACTTAAAGCCGATTGAATGATTGTCGTATATGCCCTCTTTATAATTGATAAGAGTATCATTCCCAAGTGTTGTATTGGCAATCTTAGATTCAAAATAAATACCAGTAATTCCATTCTTTGTGGTTTCTTCAAGCACTTGCAACTTACCTACTAAGGTTGTTAGGTCGTGATTCAATGCGTGCTTAATCTTCGCAACTGCTGTACTATTCACACCGCGTTCTTCGATTGACTTCTTAGCCGAACCCATTATTAACACATCCTTATCTGAATCAAAAAAGTTATAAGAATTAAAGAAGCCCGTAACTATACGGGACGATGTGCTAACATCTATTATATTAGCATCAGCACTTTTAACTGAGTAATGAGCCGACTTCTTATCGACTTCACTTAGTATATGTTTTTTCGCTTCTTCCATTTCTTTTCAAAAATAAATACAAAAAGTATTCGCAATTTTTTTTTTACTATATCGTTGGTGGTGTTATCGGTGTGTTAGTTATCATTTGATTAGCAACCGTTGCATCGAAGCCGTAAACATTCGTAAGAATAGCAATCGCACTTTCTCTGTTCAACTGCCCTAAAGATACCGCTGTATTTAAGCCAATCAATCCTTCAACACCTCCAACCGTACCACGTAATGCTAATTGAGCATTTAATAATTTATCCGCAATAATTTCTTCTTTTCCGCTATCCATTTTCGGTTCAAGTCCTAACTCTGCTCTGTACTCATTCACATCAATAACAGCATCATTTAATGCCATTGCTAAGTATTCTATTTTCGTTTTCTTTGCTGCTTCCTTCTGTTGCTCATCTTCTTGCAACACTGGCAAATAAGAATAATCAGCATATAAGTATAGACCTTGTTTCTCCAAACCAAAAGCAGCATTTAAAATGCTCATAAGGTCATCGGCCTGAGGTTGTATAGTATTTTGGTAAGTTGATTTAACCCCGTTGTTTTTATTCTCGAATGTTGCGCCCTTCGTGCTTGGGAATATATCTCTATCAGCACCGTAAGCAGCGCAGATAGTTTGAAAATCGCTCTCTATGCACTCTAATAACATCAAGTCCTTAATAGGAAAAGTCATCGGCTGCCACTTCAATGAACTATTGGTAATTATCTTGCGCTTCTGCCCGTCGAATATTCCGTAGCTTTTACCCATTTCGCGTTCTATTCTATCGCGTTCCTCTTTGCCTAAAGGTATCGCACCGCCATCGGCTTGGCTTTCATTGCTTAATATACCCTCAGCACCACGTTCAACTATTAACACGTTCTCACTTTTTAATGCACCTATTATATTTGATAAAGGTAGTTGCAAAGAATCAATCTTACTCTGTGATGTTATAAGGTTACCGCCAACTCCCTCATTCTTATATATCATATCCGAAGGCTGCACATTAAAATAAGTGCCTTGATCATATACCTTATAAGACTTAATGATGCCATCGACGGTCGTTTGATTGTATAACTTACCGGTAGGAATAACCTCCACATCGCTTGGAAGTAAGTTCCACATTAACGAAGGAAGTGCGCTCGGCAGTCCTTTAATCTCGTAAATGAAAGCATTACCAAAAACAGATTTAAACACATAATACTCAAATAGAAACTCCTCGCGCGTTCTTAACGGGTTAGGTCTATTCAATAGGTTTAATACTTCATGCTCTTTAATCTCTTCACCAGTCTTTTTATCGTATAGCTTTATCTCCATGTTCTTGAACATATCAGCTAACTGGTTAATTACAGATTGAAGATGAGGAATGGTGTTGTAAATTCGTAGCTTATTTTCCGTATCAATAAGAATCGGATTCTTACGGTCGTAAATAGATGTTGAGTACATTCCGTTAAAGGTGCTAAGCCCAAACATTCGGGCGACTAAATTAGATACGTAACTCATCTGATTTTTTTTTTAAAATTAATTATAAAAGTAATTGTCAATTTTTTTTATTCAAAGATGTGCGGCAGTAAGGCTTGTATGAAGTTCGCCAGCCCAGCCATCGCATCGGGTGCATCATCGTGCTTGCTCTTACCGTCTTTCTTATACTCGTATATTTGCTGCATCATTGCTCTATATTCATCTGTCTGCTTCTCAGGGTGAACGTACACGAATTTATTTTTAATGATGTGGTAAGCCATTAATATTCGCGTGTGCTTGTTTGCGGTGTTCTTAATACTCAATACCTTATCCTCTTGTACCGATTGCCGAAGCAAGCGAATGAAACCACTACCCTGATTGTTTGCCTCAATACGGGTATAGTCAGCGTTTAACTCCTTTATCTTACTTGATACCATCGGGCATGTTACATCTATTGTGTCTTGAGTAAATATTGCATCTGTGATGTATATCTTATTGCCGTATATCCTTGCAAACACTCCGCAAAGGTAATCGCTGCCTTCGTCGGCAACATCGACATAACCAAGTACGCTTTCTGCTTTACCTGTTGGCAACTCATCGAAGTAATTAAATTCTGTGCGCTTGAATAGCGAGCCTGTTAAATCTACCTCCCAATTACCATTCACAAACACATCGTATTCATGCGCTGGCATATTCGCCTTTAACGATTCGATATAATCTTTTGGAATGTGCGGATTGTCGCTAATCTTTGCTGGTATGTATGCCCATGTTGGCGGTAGCGTGTTATCTTTCCACTTATCGTAAATCCTTGACTTCACCCAACCGCCCGATGGATTACACGTAGCGAGTATCTGAATAGGGCAGTTAGGTGAACCGGTCCAACTTCCACTTCTCTCGATTACTTTGTTTAATGTTGCCTCTTGCAATTCGTTTATCTCATCTAAGCCAGCACCGTTTATCTCAAGCCCCCTAAACCTATTTAGTTCTTTGTCGGTATCGAATGATTCAGCTAGGAATATAATTTGCGAGCCGTTGGTAAATGTAACGGTCATTGTCTGCTGGTTGAACTCTTTAACATATTGCTGAAAGCCGTCATTAAGTAAACGCTGAAAGGTTACTAAGATAGTTCTGCGAAGTGTTGGCAATGATTCGCGCACCACTAGCCATCGGCTTTTATCGTACTTGAAACAATTAGTTAGCAGGCATAGAAGAAGCCAATAAGATTTTCCACCCCTGATTGCGCCGCCGTAAAGTGTGAATGTCTTAGTGTCAGCTATTCTTTTAGCTTCAACCTGTTTTTTAAATGGTACTATCCTTATCGCTTCCGCCATTCCACTCGATTATAATAGGCTTGTCGTTTATTTCTTTGCCGTTGCTGGTAACGTCTGTTTTCTTTGGAATGAAGTATGGCATTAAGGCTGCTAGATATTTAAGGAATTGCCCTTTATCATCATTATAAACTTCTTCTAGTGCTTGCTGAACTTTCGGTACTTGACCTTCCATTATTTCCATAAATAAGGCTTTAGCGTCCTGAGTAACTTTATTCTCAACGCCTTTAGGTCTGCCGCCTTCTCCTTTTTTCCATGATGTGCTTGTTTTGCCCATAATTGCCTATTTTTAAGGCTGTCTTAATACTACACCACACTTATAACAAAACACTTCTGAGTGGTCTATTACAGACTCGCACACTACACACTTTATTATTGTTAATTCTACCATTCTGTTATTGTATGGTTAATGAATTCAGTTGCTAACGGGTATTTGCTTTTTATTTTATCAATCGCTTCATCAAGGTTTTCAGCCTTAACCAGCTTATCAATATACCTTCTTTTGTCGCCTTTGTAATCGAATGATATTAAATAATACTTTTCATCTTTCGCTAATAAGTAATGTAATGATATAATCGTGTAAGTCGCCACCCCTACCTTCCAATTAGTAAGATAGCATAAAGATATTAACGAACCTATCAAGGCTACAAATAACACCGTTTGCACTACTGCTTTTAATTTTCTATTCATCCTATCTGTTTTAACACCTCAATAAAATAAGGTCGTTTGTATGTTTCTCGTTTCGCTTGTATTACTTTCAACTTATTGATCGGGCAATCTATCATCCACCATTTGCCCCTGCCATAGAACCTTTGTTTAAGAACGTGCATCAAATCGCATTCTTTAGGCAAATTGTAAATATAGAACTTGTCCCTTATATACTCGTAATACTCATTTACCTTCTCTCTCGTCATATCTTCAATGCAATCATTTAGCATCTTGTCAATTAGAACTCTTTTCTCTGCATCGAAATTGCCGCTCATTCGTTTTTGTTTTTACGAATTTATAAAAATTTCTTCATTCGGCAACGGTATGTGAATATTAAACCACTCCTTCGCAAAGTTTCTTATCTGCTCATGATACTGCTCTTGTTCAAACTTGCTGTTCTTGGTTGTACTTTTAGGTACTATTATAACCTCTCCCGTTTCTTCGTTAATCAATTCCACGCTGTTAAACTTCATCTTCATTATCTCGTGAACCTCCTCAATGGTGAACACTTCACCGCACGTTTCATAGAATTGCATCTTCACTAATGGATAAACACACCCCCATAGGTATGAATTTTGATTGTTGCTGCGCTTCCTTTTTTTCTTTTCAATGGTAATTGTTATCTCTCTCCCTTCGAATTGTTCAAAGGCTTTCGATATGCTACCTTTATTCGTGGCGCACTTACCGTTAATCACTTTGCTGTTTACACTTGCTTTCAATTTATTCCTTTGCCGTAATGATTAAACTTTTGTCTTGCACTGGTAAAGGCATCGTAATACTCGTATTTCAACTCCTCAGGAAAGCAATTATTGATATCAACATCACCCATATTTGTATCTGCGCCATAATACATACACACTAAAGTATAAGATGTGCTGGTATACATTTTTTTTATCATTATAGTAGCTTCTCCTCCGTCTTCTTGCAAATCATTTAGTGCTATCTTCATAGCTTCATACTTAATAGCGAAGTCAGTATCACTATCACATATTGTTTCGCTTCTTACAAAATATAGTTCCATATCAATTCAATTTACTTTGCATTTCTAACTCCAATATGTCTTTCACATCCTCGATGTATTCTTTTAGTTGCCCTTTTGCTTTGCCGTCTTTAAGGATGCTGAGTAAATATTCAGCTGGTACATCGCCCAGTTCCCAGCCTTCATAATTGCCAAAAGGCATTAAGTCGTAATCGCCCATTTTAAATCATTTTTATACCTATTATTCGACAAATATCATCTAACGATTCGCATTTATCAACTTGACCTCTCCAATCATTAAAAAACTTTGCCTCGTCTTCTGTTAGTGTCTTTCTGCTTTTTGTTTTGCTGCCATCTTTAAGTTCAATTAAGAAATTTTTATTTTGATGTCCCAACACTAAATCAGGAAAACCTTTCCCCAGCATTGAAGTAATCGCAACACTTACACCTAACTTACGAAGCTGGCTAACTACTTCTTTTTGATTGTCGTCAATTCTTCCTCTAACTCGCATTCGTCAAACTTATAACTAAAACCAGTAAATCGCAAATGTTGAGGGTTATTTGCCGCTTCAATCATCAATTCGTTTATCTGCTTTGCTTTGCTTTTCCACTTTAAATACGAAGTTAACACGTATCGATTCCCGACTGGTATCTCTGTGTCTATATGCCCTTCAATCCTAAAGGTTCTCACGTTCAAATCTAATTCTGTCGCTACAAATCTCGATGCTGCGCTTATCGTTGGGCATACCATTTCGAGGTGTCTTTGTTCACCTACTATTCGATAGATGTACGTTGTTCTTTCAGGTGCTTTCATGCTTTTAATTTTAGATTATAAAACTTAACTCTTGATTTGAATACTGTTGTTGGGCAGGTTCGGAAGTAGTAGCCAGCTATCATATCGCCATTTGGTCGGCATTGCATTTTTATTTGATTGTACCGCTTTAAACTTGCCATCAAGTCTATAAGCTCATCGCTTGAATCAATGTAATCAAATACGCTGTTAAAACCTATAAAAGGCTTACCGTTTACTAAATTACCTGTAGAATCGTAAACGTACACTAATCGTAAATCTTGCTTTTCCATTGTTTTTGTTTTTTATATATTAAATTAAACCTTCGTCTGCCATACTTAAATACGAATCATCGCAGATAATTATATGGTCAAGCAAAGCCATATCAAAAAGTTTAGTTGCTTCTTTTACTTTATTTGTAAGTTGAATATCTTGTTGACTTGCTTTTTTATTTCCGCTTGGGTGATTGTGAGATAATATGATGGCGCTGGCGCAAATATCTAACGCGTGTTTCATTATTATTTTGGTGTCTGCTACAACGCCACTAACTCCTCCGATTCCGATATGCTTCCATCCTATTATCATGTTATTCCGATTAAGGTAAAATACATTGAATTGTTCGATGTGATGCTCTTGCGTGTTAAAAATATTTTTAATGTACTTGTAAGAATCTTGGCTGCTGCTTATTTTAACGCTTGGCTTATGTTTTACTTTGTAAATTGTGCTTAGTTCGGCTGCGCACCAATTAAATTTTAGCTTTTCCATTGTGATTGTTTTTGTTTGATTAATACTTTTACCTCCTCAACTTTGCTAATCGGTACACGAAAAGCGATGGTGGTTGTTTTCTCGTTGTATTTCGGTTTAGCACCCGAACCTTTTCGAGTGCCTCCCCATTTTTTTTTGTTTGTCATTATTTTAATCTGTTAAATGCAAAGTTGTGCATTATTGTAATATCGTTTTTAAAGTTACTTTTACAAGTTTGTATTTGTTTCTCAGTACCTCTCTGTCCGTTATAAATACAAATTGCTTTTGCTAGTTCTGTGATTGTCATTTCTTTGTAGTTTTTCATTTTGCGTTTGTTTTAAATTGTTCTCAAATATACAACTACTTTTCTATTCTGCAAACTTTTTCATCGTTATTTTAAATATTTTTTAATTTTCGTGTATTCGTTGTTGAACTCAATATAAGTTAAATCACTACAATCGTGGTCGATATAGTTCTTTACTATCTCAATAAACTTTTGCCTTCTCTCAGGTGCAACCTTCTCAATTATATTGAATTCATCACCCACATTCATTGAAATAAGCAGTCCCCAAACCTTATCGTTATAATCCAAATTTTGCGACATAGTTATCAATTTGCGTTTTTAAATTCTCATTCTGTTTCATCAAACTTAAATTAAGCCGTTCTAAGCGCTTATTTTTATCGAGTAATGTAATCACTTCACTTGGCTTTAAATCGTTTATTAGATACTCTCTTTTAGCCTTCAAATGAATTTTCTCAATGTAAGTTTTATATCCTTCAATTCGCAAAGCCATATTTTCCCAATTATTCTTTTTCGCCCCAGCTGATTTTTTCGCCATCATTTCGCAAAGTGCCAAGTCGAATGATAAATCAATCATGATCTCTTCCTTAAATAAATCGCTTAAGCTATCCGTTTCTCTCTCCTCTGCTATCTTAGAACGGGAAAGGGTCTGCATCTTTTTGAACGCTCTCAGTTTCAAATTTGTCATTTTTTGCATGGTTTAGTGTTGTTAATGTTTGTTGTACTGGTGTTGTTTCAAGTACGTTATTACCTCCAATAGTGAATTTACAATAGTCTTGCATTGTAAACAATAACGGTGCTTCTCTTGGTGTAACACTACCGCCCGTCAATGTTTCTTTCACCTTCCTTACGTGTACCTCAGTTACATTAAAAGCTGTTGCGTGTTGCGTCATACGGTGAATGCTTATAAAATCATCGGCTCTATTGGCGAACTTCTGCCCACCTTCGGTATCGGCTTTCTCGGGAGGCATCAAATGCCCTTCGTTTACGTGATCTTTTGGGAACTTCTTACGCGCTGCCTCAGTTACCAGGTGCGTATTGACATATAAACTTTTGTGTGTCTGCTTGCAGAAGATTCGCATCAAAGCGCATATCTCATAATCTTCCTCATGCTTGTTGTTACCAAGTCCCATGCCTTTAAGTGAATTGTACGGGTCAATAAGTAAGCCGTTTGACTTCGTGCCGCTGCTAACTTCCAGTATTTGCTTTGCATCAAATAACCTATCGTTGCGAATGAAATTAAACATTTCGCTCATCTCATCAAATGTTCTATGAAGCTGGAGTTCGGGTATCTTAAAAATATTTACACCCGTTAAGAACTGCGCTATCTTTACTTTCAATGAACCGATTGAGTTTTCTGCAGAAAATATATCCCACTTCAAATTATACTTTTTGCTTAGGACACAAAAATACCACAATATCCAGTCGGTCTTACCCACGTTATCATGCCCGTTGATGAATACAAGTTGCTCAGGCTTATAAGCTAAATGCTGGTCAGCTACCTTGTCGCCAATACCAAGCCCTCTTTTTATCGCACCACTTCGTAATCCTTCTACAAATGCGCGTCCCTCTGATGGCTCAAAGATGTTTTCTGCTGCTATTAAATTACTCATATTTCTTCGTGTTTACCAAAGTTAGCCCAAGGCGCTGGGTTATTGCTTAACTGTACTTCTGCCTTTTTAGGTGGGTTTGTCTTTAGCCAGTTTCCAAAATGCTTTTTAACTTCTTCTGCATCCTCTCTCGGGTTTTCGATTAGGTTCTGTATTGCAAAAAAGTCTTTTAATGAAAGTGCTATTAGTGTGCTATTGGTTTGATGCTTCATAATTAAAGGGTCAATCCATTGCTTGCAGCTTATTAAATAATTCCAAAGTTGTTTTGACTTTTCTCTTTTGTCTTCTTTATTACTATTACTATTATTATTTAAATCTTTATTTATATTTATATATAGCTTAAGCATTTGCTTAAGCATTTGCTTTAAACTATCTTCATTTTTAGTATCTAATTTTTCAAAATCAATTTCATTTTTTAAATACTCTATAAATTTATAATCATCACCATGAACGCGCTTTACAAACTTTATGAAGTATCCTATTTTTCCAGCAAGTCCCCTTTTTTCTGTGAACTTTTCTCTTGCTTGTATTACTTCTGCTGCAAAATGCTGTTTTAATCTTCCTTCATCATCTTGCTTAAATTTATGCTTAAGCACTTGCTCAAACATTTGCTTAAATCTTTCAAATTCAGAAAACTTAACATTTGCTAAAACAGCTAATGCTTCAACATCGTTTGGCAAACTTTTCTTATCGTATTGATGAAGTATTAAATTAAGATACCAGCCTCTTAAGTCTGCATCCATTTCTGCTGTCGCTACTAACCACTTATCTATATAAAAAAGTGCTGCCGGGTCTTTTCCATTAGACATTTTGCCCTCCTTCCTGAATCTTGTTTATTTCAGTTCTTAATTTTTTAGCTAATCTTATGGCAGTTGATTTGTCTAATGATATAAACAATTGTCTATCACCTTCTGTAATTGCTAAAACGACATCATCCAGTTCTCTAACACATTGGATAAATGATGAATCTTCTTTGTAAGACGAAGTTCCTTTTCCGTAAAAAAATATTTTTACCATAATAATAACAGGTTTTACTAAACCTATAAAAATAAGTAGCCTTATCGGGAACTGTTGGCGAGGTGGTCAAATACCTTATAACAGTTTCCCGACTTAGCTTGTTTTTAAATTTCTTAGTGATTTTTGACCTTCCGCCTAAGAGATGCACAAATATAAACAATTAATCCTTTCGCGTTTCGTTTTTCTCAATCTTTTTCATTAGTTCTTTTTCGATGTCTATTGAGAAGTGATGCGCGTAATTTAAGCACGTTAATATAACGTCTGCCAGTTCTTCGCCTAAATTGTTTTCTTTTCCTTTACGATTAAGTAATGATTCATAAATAGCCTCTTCAACTTCTTCTTCAATTTTACGAATGAATTGTAAGTCTGTTGTGTCAGGTGTTATGTAACCACGCTTCACAATAGAAGCGTAGTTACGTTTGATTAGTTCTTGCATATTAGAATAGTGTTGATTGTGATTTTTCCAATACAGCACTCTGCACATTCTTTTTAGCTTGGTTGTAGTAGCTTTCTTTTAATTCAAAACCGATAGCTTTTCTATTCATTTTAACTGCTTGAAACACCTCCGAACCAATACCCATAAATGGAGTAAGTACCGTATCGCCTTCATTAGAATATAGTAAAATCAATCTCTCAATAGTATCTAATTGCAAAGGGCAAATGTGTTTCTCATCGTTTTCTTCTCTGCCATTTCTATAACCTTGCAAAGTATTTCCATAATCAATATCCATCCAAACTGGAGATGCTATTTTTTGCCACAAATCAACTGGTATATTAGTGTTTGTTACAGGATTACTTCTTTCTCCATCTTTTCTAAACACCATTACATAGTCAGGTATTCCAACGCGGCTCATTGTGCTATCTTTTTTTACTTGTTTATGCAGTAAACCAAGCGCCTTAGTTCTTTGCATTTCAACAACAGGGTCTTTCCAAATTGTTATACGTGAATGATAAATGAAACCAGCTTCACCAAATGCTTTTAAAAGTAAGCCGCTAAAGTCGCGAAGCCCTATAAATCCTTCCTTTCCTTTTTGTATAGGTAAATCCATGCAATGAACAGCTACATTCCTACCGCTTTGCAAAACTCTATAAAGTTCCTTTATCAAAAATCCAAACTGGATTAAAAATTCATTGTAATCTTTACTGTTACCCATATCTTCAAGATGGCTTGAATACGTGTAAAGTTCTGCGAATGGTGGAGAGAAAACAGATAGCCCAACACTTTCACTTGGTACATCTTTAATTAACTGAATACAATCACCTCTTTTAATATTAAAGAATTCATTGTTTTCTTCTGTTACATCAAAAGCATTTGATGTCATTTGTTCATTGTTTAGACTAGCGTTAATCGCTTTGCTCATTTCATCTTGCATAAGTTCAAATTGTTTTTGTTTATTATCGATTGATTGTTTTACGTTTGCCATTGTATCGGTAGTAATTAAATGAATGTTTACTTCATTCTTTTGCCCGAATCTATAAGAGCGTCTTATCGCTTGGTATAATCCCTCAAAGCTAAAATCCAAAGAAGCGAATATTTGATTTCGGCAGTTTTGATAGTTCATACCAAACGAAGCTATTTTAGTCTTTGTAATCAAGACCCTGAATTCATTATTTGCAAATCCTAAAAGCATCTTTTCTTTGTACTCTGAACTATCTGAACCTTTAACCTCAACAGCATCTGGTATTAATTTTTTTAAGTATTCGCATTCTTCGTTTTGCTTAATCCAAATGATGAAATTTTCATCGCTATTATTTACTAATGAAATAGCATCTTCCATTCTTTCAATCTTAGTTAATCTCAACTCTTGATTAAAGTTTGTCGCGCTAATGATAGCATCGTTAAATAGCTGCCCGTTATCTCGTTTTGGTGTAATTATCTTACGCTCTAAAATATTTAATGTAGGTAAGTTATAACCTTCCATTGTAAATCCTATATCCTGAGGCTTGTTTAGCATTATAGCCCATGTTCCAATGAATTGATAGAATGTTTTTATTGCGTGTCCCTTAAGCCTCCATTTAGCCGTTTCACCTCCATCATGTACAAAGTACATCGCAAGCATTTCATTTCTACCCATAACATCTAAGAACTCGCTATGGTTTCCAAGTTCCATCGGGTCATTTGGTGATGGTGTTGCGGTGCAAGCCAACTTGTAAGGAGTATTTTTAAACTTATCAATTATATTCTTTTTTGTTTCACCTTCAAAGTTTTTAAGAATTGAACTTTCATCTAAAACAATACCCGCAAAAATAGAGCAATCAATATTATCAAGTTGCTCATAGTTCTGAATTACTATGTTAGTGGTATCAATACCGAATCTTTTAGCTTCGTTAAGTGTTTGTCCTTTAACAGCCAATGGCGCAAGTATTAATACTGGTTTATTTGTATGCTCTGCAACCTTCTCCGCATATATTAATTGCATTAATGTTTTACCTAAACCGCAATCGGCAAATATCGCATATTTACCAGCTTTTAAAGCCCTCTTAACTATGAACCTTTGAAAAGGAAATAGGCTTTCATTAAGTGATTCGTCAGGTAATTCAAAGCCGCTCTCAACGTGCTTTTTTTGTTTCTGTTTTAAAAATTCTAAGTAATCCATGTTTATTTGTTTTTGTTTGTTTGTAATTTAAACCCTGCATGAATCTCGCACACACCTTTAACCTCCGATTGTATCCATTACTCATTGGCTAATGTTCTGAAATTAAACTAAGGGGAAAGAACGGCTTTTGTTTGATTTTTCAAATGTAGTATTTTATTTTGATTGTGCAAACTTATTATTAAAGTTTAGTAAATTATTCTCAAAATAAATATCCTCAACCGCGTTTTTATCTGTGCATATTTTAACACCGTTAAAGAACTCAATTAAGTAATGTGTCCTATCA